ACAAGGCCATCACGGCGATGCTCAAGATCGAGGAGCGCCGCGCCAAGTTGCGCGGCCTGGACCAACCGGACAAGCTCGAACACAGCGGCGGCGTCGAACAACGCCGCCCCGATCCGTTGGAGGGACTGGATGCTGATGCCCGCAGCAAACTCATCGACAACCTCATCCGCGCCCGCGCCCGACGACAAGACGCTGGCGACGGCGCTGCTGGATGAGGCCCGCGCGGACAATGCCGGAAAGCTAGACCTGCTTTCCTGGGCCATCGTCCACCGCGCTTATCTCAAAGAGGGCGTGTGCTTCGACCTGGCCCGGCATCCCTTCCTGGGCGACATCTACGCCGACACCGCGCGCGAGGTCGTCATCTACAAGGCCAGCCAGATGGGGGCCAGCGAGTACGGCATTACCTACGCCCTGCACGCTGCCGACGAGCGCCAGGCGACCGTGCTCTACGTCTTCCCCACCGATACCCACGTTTCCGACTTCTCCACCGCGCGCATCGGTCCGGCCATCGACGCCAGCTCGTATCTGGCGGGCATCATCAGTGAGGGGGAGCGTGACGACGGCAGCAAGCGCCGCAAGACCGACCGGGTGACGCTCAAGCGCGTGCGCGACCGCTATATGTACCTGCGCGGGGCGAGCGTGAAGACCGATGGCCTAGCCCCGCAACTCAAGTCTATCGACGCCGATGTGTTGATCCTCGACGAGGTGGATGAAATGGACCAGCGCGCGCCCGCCATCGCCGTCAAACGTCTGGGGCACAGCCTGTTCAAGGAGATCCGCTGGATCAGTACTCCCACCTATCCGGGCATCGGTATCCACGCCAAGTGGCTGGAAAGCGACCAGCGGGAGTGGATGCTGCGCTGCGGCCACTGCGGGACGTGGCAGTCTCTCACGATCCGGCACGTCGTGACCGAGTGGGACGGACTGGAACGCCCCCTCGCCTGGCACGGACAGGATGAGGGTCGCGCCTGGGCCGCCTGCGAGAAGTGCGGGCAAGAGATCGACCGGCTGGCCGGCGGGCAGTGGGTGGCGCGCTATCCGGGCCGCGAGATCGTGGGCTACCACCTCACCAAGCTGTTCAGCTACACCACGCCGCTCCTGGCGGTGGTCAAAGCTCTGGATACGGTGGACGAGACCAAGCGCCGTGAGGCGTTCAATCAAGACCTGGGTGAACCGTACATCCCACGCGGTGGCCGGCTGACCGAGGCGCTGTTGGATCAATGCCGGCGGAATTACGCTCACGGGCCGGTCGCTGGCGAGCGCACGGTGGCTGGGGTGGACGTGGGCAGCCTGCTCTACCTGGTCATCCGCTCTGCTAACGTGGACCGCGAGACCGGAGAACGGCCCCAGCGGTTGGCCGTGGCGGTGGAGAGCTTCGAGGAAGTAGGGCGTTTGCTGCGCCGTTATCGGGTGCAGACCTGCGTGATGGACGCGCTACCGGAGACGCGCAAGGCGCGCGAACTACAAGCAGCTTTCCGGCCGGGGATGGTTTGGCTGGCCTATTTCGTCGGGCAAAAGACCGGCTTGAAGACCGAGGACATCAAGCGCGTGGATGATGTTGAATACGTCCTCAACCTGGACCGCACGCGCTCGTTCGACGAAATGCTGGCCGGCATTATGGACGCCTCGCAGGGCGAGGGCGGTCTGACGCTGCCGGCCCATGCACGTGACGTGCGCGACTACTACACGCATCTCGTCAACCAGGTGCGTGTGTTGGAAGACACGCCCGACGGCAACCAGGTGGCTGTGTATCGAGAATTGGGGCCGGACCATTACAGCCTGGCCGAGTTGTATTGTCACGCGGCGGCGGGGATGCCGCGTGCGGCGAGTTTGCCGCAGCAGCAGGGCTTGCAGCGGCAAAGTAGTCAGTGGGGGTAACCTGTCAATTGAATATTTCCCCGGAAATACTTGGAGGTGAGTATGGCAAGACCTAATCCATTCAAAGAGTTGGGCGTTACCGGTCAGTCCGCCTGGGGGCGGATGCAGTACGTCGAGACCGACGCGGAGCTGGTGGGCAGCCAGGCTATCGAGACTTATGACAAGATGCGCCGGGAGGATCCCACCGCGATGGCGATGTACCAGATTCTCTCATTGCCGGCGCGCGCTGTCTCCTGGCACGTAGAGCCGGGTGGGGACGCTGCCGTCGACCAGGAGGCTGCCGATTTCGTTTGGTCGGCGCTGAATGATATGGTGCAGCCGTTCAACGAGTTTATGTCCGACATTTGCCTGATGTTCGCCTACGGGTGGGCGCAGTTCTGGCCGGTCCTCAAGCGCCGCACGCCGCGCAACTCGGAAAACCCCGATGGCCGTATTGGCGTCAAGTTGATGGAGATGGTCAACCCGCGCGCGTTCGTGGATTGGGAGTACGATGCCGACGGCCACCTGGTCGGCCCGTTGGTGCTGACCAACGCCGGGCAGCAGATTACCGTGCCGGTGGAGGGGTCGCTGTTCTTCCGCACCTCGTCCGAGGGTGGGGCGCCGGAGGGGATCAGTATCTACCGGGCGGCGGTGCGCGCGTATAAATACAAGCGCCGTCTGGAGCAGGTGGAAGGGATCGGCCTCTACCGGCGGTGGGCTGGCTTCCCGGACGTGGAATTGCCGTCCGGTGCGACCACGCGCGCGGACGTGGCCGAGGGCGAAATTTCCGACGAGGAACGCGGCGAGGAGTTGGTGAAGGCGATCTACGAGGACCGGATGATGGGCGCGGTACGCCCGGCGGGGTGGGTGCTCAACTTCGGCGGGCCGCAAGGCAACGTCGATACCACGATGGGCGACACGATCATCCGCAAGGACCTGGAAATGACGCGCGCAATTCTGGCGCAGTTCATGCTCCAGGGGTTGCGCAACGTGGGCACGCAATCCCTGGCGGGCACGTTGTACGATGCGTTCGTCCTTTCGGTGGACGCCTACCTGGAGAGCATCCGCGACGAGCTGAACGACGCGGTCGTCAAGCTGCTACTGCGCTGGAACGATTTCCCCGGCCTGACCGGCGCGCCACGCCTGGAATACACCAGCCCGCGCCCGGTCGATCTGGCGGCGGTGGCGAAGTACATTCAGGCGCTCGCGCAGACCAACCTACTCACGCCGGACGCGACGCTGGAGAGTTTCTTGCGCTCCCTGGTCCCGGGGATGCCCACCGACATACCGGACGACGCGGCGGCGCGCCCGCTACCGAGGTTGGCTATCCCGGACACCGAGGAAGAGGAAGAGAAAGAGGAAGAGACGTCGCCGGCGGAGAGGGGTAAGGGTGAGTATCGCCGTTTTTTTCGGCTGGACGGCGCGCGTAGCACGTATGGGGGCAAGCCGGCCCCGGCCAAACGCGCCGCCGTCTACCGCGCCCTGGCGGATAATCACGCCGCTCAACAGCGCGCGGCGCTAGAGGAATGGACCGCCGACCTGGCCGCCGACATCGCGGCGCTGCCCCCGGACACCTCGGCGGACAATCTGTTGCGCCAGCTCGACGACTACGTTCTCGTGGCGCTGCTGCTGTTCCGCGAGCGGTCGTTCCTGGACATCGCTGCCGCGTTTTGGTTGGGTTTTGGCGCGCCGTCCGGTCCACCGGAGGCGCTACAGGCTCTCCAGGGGGAGATCGAACTCGTCGATCAATGGATTGGCTACGGCCCCGGTGGGACGTTGGAGCGTACCAATCCGGTGGGCCAGCCGACGCTCTTCGGCGACATCGCTGGGACGTTGGAGGGGCAGATCGCTGCGATTCTGCTGCTGTTGAAGCAGGGGCGCGCCGAAGAGGTGTTCGGCCTGATCGTGGATGCGGTCAAGGGCGCGACGCAGGGCTTTCACCGCGCGGAGCTGTACGCCGGCCACGTTTGGCGCGGGGTGTGGGCCGGCGTGGTCGAGCAGCGCCGGGAGAGCGGGGAGGATGGGCCGGTGCGGTGGGTGATGGACCCTATCGCGCACCACTGCACGGAGTGCCCGATTTACGGGGCGGATCCGCCGGGACGGGAGTACCCGTCGCTGGCGGCATTGTTGCGTTTTACCGCCGGTACATTACCTGGGTATGGGACGGAGTGTGATGGGAGCTGCCGGTG